GGCTGGTCCATGAACTGCAGGGTGGCGTACTCCACCGAGTCCCAGAGAACATCCTGGACCCGCAGCACCGCGATGAAGTTCTGCGGCAGGGTGGAGGTGGGATAGGACAGGTTGCGGTTGCCCCAGCTGCGGATGCCGAGCCCGTAGCCGGTGGCGGCGGTAACGAAGCCGTTGGCATTCAGGGTGTTGGTGTCGCAGTTCGGATCGTTGAGCTGGAAGGACAGGGCCCGCTCGAGGCTGGACACGCCCACGATTTCGACGTTCGAGGGGCTGAACCAGAACCCGTTCACGCTGTCCTGATTGCTGATCACGCCGGCCAGGTACTGGCTGAAGGGCCGCAGGACCCCATCGGTGTCGTTCAGGTAGGGATAGCAGGCGATTCCGCGCACGGAGGAGGTGTTGAACACCCCGCCATAGGCCCGGGTCAGCAGGGCATTGGGGAGGGTGGTCCCGCTGGCCACGTCCGCGATGTAGACCGCCCGCAGGCTTTCGGCCAAGACTTCCAGGCCGGCGATCGTGGTGGCGCTGGAGGCGTAGCCCGGGGCGATCAGGATCTTGGGCTTGATGCCCAGCAGGTTCGCCGCGTCGAGCCAGCACTGGGCGCCGGAGCGGACGCCGGCGGTGATGGTGCCCACGATGTCCGCGGCGACGATCGCGCTGGGGTCCATCCAGGAATAGTTCACCTTCAGGCTGGCCCCGGATGCGATGTTGCCGGTCCGGACCCGGGTGATCCCGCCGGTGATCACGTCCAACAGGTAGTCCGTGGTCAGGATGAACTGCTCGCGGCAGTCCACGGTGTCGACGGTGCCCACGAAGTCGGCATCGGCCTCGAATTCCAGCTTCGGATCCACCCCGGCGCCGCAGACGATCACGTCCGTGAAGGTGCCGGCGGTGGCGCGGGCGGTGCCGGCGGTGCCGCCGATCTTGGGGGTGAGGGTGCCGGCGCTGCGGGTGATGGTGTAGGTCACCGCGTAGGTCCGGCCCTCGGTGCAGGCCTGGTTCTGGGCGAGGTCGGAGGCGGCCACCTGGGTGCCGTCGCAGTCGGCCTTGCCGGCGGCGATGGTCCAGCCGGTGCCTTTGGTCCAGCCAGTGTCGCTGGCAAAGGTGCCGTTGGTGGTCAGATCGGTGGCGGAGCGGATCACCCCGCTGGTGACGCCCGCGTGGGCGAGCTGGCCCTTATCCGTGGTCGCGTTCAGGGTCACCGATTCCGCGCTGATGTTGGCATTGTTCGCGGTGGGATCCAGGACGTTGACCACGATGGCCATTGCGCCGCCCTGATCGAAGATCGCCTTGAGGGCCGCCGGGATGGTGTAGCTGTCCAGGCCTTCGGTGCCGAAGTATTTCACGGCGTCCGAATAGCTGGAGATCAGCACCGGGGTGTCCGGCGTCGGCCAGTCGGCCTGATCGCCCAGGGTGTACTTGGAGGCGGTGCCGACCAGGCCGATCACCGCCGTCCGCACCGTGGTGATCGGGCGGGCGCCGGCATTGATCTGGATGGTCTCCACGCCATGGAGGAAAGCGGCGGTCATTCAGCGCCCCCTTTCAGAGCATCGGTGCGGGTGGGGAAGGAGGACCGGGCGCCGCGCGAAGACCGCACGGCCACCCTTTCCGGGGTGGGTTCAGGGATGGGATCGGGCACAGGGTCCGGCAGGGCCGGCGGGACGTAGGGCGTCAGCCGCTTCAGGGCGTTCAGGTCTTCGTAGACCGGCCCAGGCGGCAGGTCCACCGTGCAGCCCGGGAACAGCACCACTTCGGTGCCGTTGGGGAGGGTGAGCGCAGACAGGGGGCCGCGGTACGTGAAAAGGCTCATGGCGCGTTCACCTCAAGGGTCATTTCGGTGGGGTGGCTGGGATAGCTGGCCTGAATGAGATTTCCGCCCAGCGCCGGATCGCCCGGGTAGTCGAAGGCGGATTCGAAGTAGGTGAAAACGAGGTCACAGGCCGCCCCGCCGAAGACCAAGCCGCCCTTGTCCAGGGCATCGACGCGGACGCCATCTTCCCGGGCACCCCAGGCTTCGCCGCCCAGGCTCGGATCGCGGAAGACCACCCGGCGGGCGTACTGGCAGAGGGCGTCCAGCTTCTGGTCCACGGGTTCGCCGGTCACCCGGCATTCCACCCGGACGGTCAGGTGGTATTCCAGCAGCCGGTCTTCATCCGGAGCATGAAGGAAAGTCCCCTTTTCCGCCGGGGCGCATTCGGTCCAGTACACGGCCATGGCCGGCAGGGCGTCTTCCTCGATCGGGACCATCGGGTAGCGGTGGACGGTCAGGCCGGTGGGCTTGGTGATGCCGGCGGCCGGCGAGGTGAGGGCCGCCACCAGGGCCAGCAGGATGGCTTCCCGGCGGCTGAAGGCTACGGTGAGGGTGGCGGCGGTGCTGGTGGCGCTGCCGTCCGCGTTGCTGACCACCACGGTGAACAGGGCACCGTCATCGGCGCTGGTCAGGACGGCGGTGGTGTAGCTCGCCGCGGTGGCGCCGACGATCGCCACGCCCCCCCGCTTCCACTGGTAGGCCAGCGGCGCGGTGCCGGCAGCGGTGACGGTGAAGGTGGCGGTAAGGCCTTCCTGGATCGTCTGCGAGGCCGGATGGACGGAGATCGTGGGGGCGCTCACGGCGTCACCCGCTTCAGAAACAGCCGCTCGAGGGCGCCATCGGATTCGGCCTGGCGGTCGCGCACCGTGTAGGCCACGCCGTTGACCGTGATCGCCGAACCGGTCTTCACCGCCGGCAAGGAGCCAGTGCGGACCAGTACGGACGGCACCTGCAGGACCACCTGCGCCGTTTCGCTGCCGAAGGTTTCGGAAGCCGTGGTCAGGTCCAGGATGCCCACCGTCTGGACAGACCCCGCTACCACCGGCACCCCGAAATCGGAGAGCAGGAAGGGGAGGTCTGCCAGCGGGGAGAAGGCCATTTAGACACCCAGGTACTGGTGAACGGCCGCCATGTTGACGGAGTAGATGAAGGACACGTTGGCGCCGGTGTAGGCGTCGACCAAGCGGATGTGCCGCCGCAGGCCCTTGCCGCGGACCAGGGCGAGAATCTGCTGGGAGGCGATGCCGTAAACCTTGGCGAAGGCGCCGCCGGTGACGTCCGCCCAGCTGGTGGAACCGTCGGTGGAATGCTGGATCTTGAGGGCCAGGGACGCGGCGATGACCGAAACATCATCGACCTTGCCGACGAAATCGGCGTCCGCGCTGAGGACCAGCTTCGGATCGACGCCCGCGCCGCAGACGATCACCTCGGTGTAGGTCCCGTTGGCCGTCCTGGCGGTGCCGGCGGTCCCGCCCAGCTTCGGCGTGATGGAGCCGGCGGACACACTGGAAAGGGTGTACGTGACGGTGTAGCCCAAGCCTTGGGTACAGGCCTGGTTCTGCTTCAGCTCCGAGGCAGCGACCTGGGTTCCATCGCAGTCGGCCTTGCCGGCGCCGATGGTCCAGCCGGTGCCCTTGGTCCAGTCAGTATCCGCGCCGAAGCCACCGTTGGTGGTCAGGCTGTCGGAGGTGCCGGCCGCGCTGTCCAGCATGAACAGCAGTGCGCCCATGTAGGGCTGCAGGTCGATGGCCGAGCCATTGCTGCCGGTGCCATCGGCCGCGGTCGGGTGGACCGAGACCACGTTGGCATGGAGGGCGAACCGTTCGAAATTGCTCATCGGGCACCTCGGCGGGAACGGGAAGGAGGGGTGGTGGAGGGGATGGCGGGTTCTTCCGGAACCACTGCGGGTTCGGGCGCCTCCGGTTCCGCGGGAGGCTGCGACGCGGGTTCATCCGGAACCAGCCGGGCGTTCCCGGCGGCGATGGCCTGAAGGGCGAGGCCCCTCTGTAGGGGGAGAACCTTCCCCACCTCGGCCACCGCGCCGGGGCCAAGGACGAAGCTGGACAAGATTTCGACGTGCATGGGTTCCCCCGAAGGGGGCGGGGCGAGCCAGAGCTCACCCCGCCTAGGTTCGGCCTACGAGTCGGTGAGGTCGGCGCCGGTGGAGACACAAAAGCTGGCCGGGTGGCGCAGCATGACGTCGCCCATCTGGAAAGAGGTGAGCTTGATCATCCCCTGGGCGGCCAGGGTGATCGGATCGCCGATCAGCTCCATGGTGCCGAACAGGCCGAAGATCAGGTCGGCCCAGTTCCCGAACAGGACGCCATGTTCGGTCCCGCCGGTGGCGGCCAGGGTGGACATGGTGGACTTGATCTGCGCGGACGCGAGCGCCCTGTAACCGCCGATCGATCCGTCGTTCAGTTTGCCGTCCCAGATGAAGCCGGCGGGCTGGCCCGAAGCCTTGAGGACGGCGGCCAGCTTGGCGGCCATCAGGGGAGTCGTCGCCCAGCCGAGGCTGCCGGTGAGGGCATTGGAGGCCAGCACCTTGCCGATCATCTGCAGGAGGAGGGTCCAGGTCGGGTACATGGCGCCCATCGCCTGGGTCGAAACGCCGGTGGTGTTGTAGATGCCGGTCGGGTCATTGCTGCCGCCGGCGAGGTGGATCGCGGCGTAGTCCAGGGCGCGGGCGTGGACGGCGGCGAAGTCCTGACGGACCAGGTTCTCCACGTCAGTCGAAGACTGGCGGACCAGCTGCCGGCTGAACTTGGTGGTGGCGATCAGGGTCTTCGGGGTGAGGGTTCGCAGGGCGGTGGTGAGCTCGGATTCGGTGGCGTCCACGCCGCCGTTCTCCCCGAGCCAGTACGCGGTGCCGGCGCCGGTCTGGGCCGGGAAGCCGACCGGGCTGGTCAGGCCGGAAAGGGTCCTGGCGCCGAGCTGGGCGCAGACCATTTCGTTGCGCAGGAGGTCGATCAGCTCGCCCGGCTGGGTGAACTTCAGCTCGTTGCCGGCGGTGGCGGTCAGGGAGTCCAGCCCGGTCCGCTTCTGCAGCTGCATGGGGATGAAGATCCCGCCGCGCTGCTGGTAGCCGGACGGCATGTGCTTGGCCAGCTCGTCAGACACTTCGCGTTCGAAGCAGTCCGCCGGGCGGCCTTCCCGCTGGTTGCAGAGGGAGTCGATGGCGCGGACCAGGCTCCAGGCCTTTGCCTCTTTCGGGGTGAGGTCGACCGCCGGGGTGGAAACCACCGGAGCCGCGGCGCGGTCGGAAATCAGGCCCATGATTTCGCGCCGGGCCTCGTCGAGCGTTCGGGTCTGGAGCAGGGCATCCGCTTCCTTCTCCAGGCCATGGCGGGCGGCGACCGCGCGCACGGCCAGGGCCTCGCCGATGGAGTTGCGCTCGGCGGCCGGCGGGGCCGGCTGGAGTTGAATTACGTGGGCGGCCTCGGGGGCCGCCGGGGGGGTGGACTTGGGTTCCATGCGAACCTCCGGGGATCCGGCGCGGGCCGGGTTGGTGGGATGGTCTGCTTCCGGGTTCCGGAGCAGTTCGAGCGCCCGCCCCACCCCGACGGCGAAATCAGCCGGAACGGTGACGGAAGAAATTTCGTAGGGACGCCAGGACGTGACGAGGATCCGATCCGCGGCGCCGGCCTGGCCTTCGGTGATGGTGTACTCCAGGATCTGGTAGCCCACGGACACGTCCGGGCGGATGCCTTCGGTCATGTCCCGCTTCATTCCCTGGGCTTCCTCGGAAGCGGAAAACCGGATGCTGGCCCGGCCTTTGCCGTTTTCCACGCGGACGTTTTCGGCCCGGCCGATCAGTTCGGTGGTGTCGTGGTCAGCCAGGAATGGCAGCCCCTGGGCGGCGCGGTCCATGACCATGGCGCCCGGGGCGTGGCTCAGGGTTTCGATCCCGAACCAGCGCTCGACCGGGGCTTCAGAACTGAAGCTGATGTCCAGGGCGGAGCCATCCTCCGAGGCGCGAACCTCGATCGGCATTTGCCGGAACTGCACCTGGTCCTTTATCTTGTCAGGCAGCATT